TACTGCCTTGGCGGTAGTGGGAGCTATCAGGTCCGTACTGTGAGGGGTTGAGATGGCAGGAGCACTCGACAGTCTGTTTAAAAACGTTGCTAAGTCGGTTGTTGCCGATTTAGGCAAGTCGTTTGACCACACGATCACGTACACCCGCAAGGCATCTCCGACGTACAACACCAGCACTGGAGCGTTGACAACAACGGACACGACTTATTCGTTTGACGTTCCAGTTGAGTTTGTACGTGCTCAGGAGGAAGAAGGTCGCGAAGAGCGTGAAGCAAAGCTCTATATCACTCCTGACTTAATTGGAGACAGCCAGCCGACTTTTGAGGACACGGTAACGTTGAAATATGCAGGTTCCAACCGTGTTGCTCAAATTACAGATATTCGCACCTACAAAGGCGATCAAGAGTACCTGTTCGTCTTGGAGGTGCGGTTCTAATGGCTAAAAAACGGCACCTAGATAATTTTGCTGAAGACTATAACCTTTGGTTTGATGAGTCTTTTAATAAAGCAATTAGGGCTATTTTTAAGGTGTTGCCAGAGGTTAGCCCTGTTTATACGGGGTACTTTGCGTCAAGCTGGAAAGTAACTGCTGGTGCAACAGCTCAGGCTGCTAGTCGAGCTATTAGAAAAGAATCTCAAAAGGTTAGCGACCGCAATCGTAGGTTTAAGGAGCCTTGGAGTAATGTTTACAACGCAAGAAACGATCAACACAACGCTTATTTTTCAGGAAAAACTGGTGAAGTAAGACCACGCTTTACAGACATTCCATACATCGATTATCAGGCCACGCCTGTAGTAAACATTGGAAACGTGGTTGCTTATGCTGCTTACGCACTAGAAAATCCGTCTGTAGCAACCTACGTGCAAGGGCAGTTAAAAGGCGATCTTGATAGGGCCTTTAAGACAACGCCGCAAAACGTCAGGTTCCGTATTGCGACTGATCCCGCAAAACGCCAAGGTAACGTTTCTTACACGGAGCTTTTCTAGTTATGACGTTAGCTAACGCCAGAGCCGCTTTTGAAAAAGCCGTAACTGATGCAGTAGCGGCTGCAGACAACACCGTCTTAATGGTGTATGACAACGTTAATTACACAACGCCTGGAAAAACTAAAAAATATATTTTAATGACCGTTCGTTTTACTCAATCGACTTTGCAAAACCAAGGCGCTGCTTCCGATTATTACAGCGGAGTAATTCAATGCAACGTCTACGTTCCAAAGGCTGAAGGCACGTCAGTTCTTTCTGCTATTAGCGAATCAGTCATTGATGGTCTTACGTCTGTCAACGCCAGCAATTATGTTGATTCTTTTAGCGTTTCGCCTCGTGTGGCCGACGTAACTGGTCCGATTCCGTTAGGGCCAGAAGACCGTTCTCATTTCATTGGCATCATTTCTTGCCAATTTACAGCAGTTGTATAGTATATTAGTTGAAACAACGTTTTTTTATGCGAGCCACTGAACTGCTCCGCAACAAGTTTGGCGTTAGCCAGCTCTACAAGCATGAGGTTAAAGATGGCGACGAAGTGGTGCTTGAGATTTATTGGCACCCGTTGACCATTGCTGAGCGTGAGTCAATTCAGAAAAAAGCTGGCTCAGACGACGCTAACGATTTTGCGTTGGGCATGATGATTGAAAAAGCGCTTGACGCGGATGGTAAGCGTTTGTTTCAAGACGGTGAAAAAGCTCAGCTTAAAAACGCCGTAGATGCAGCTGTGCTGCAAGAAATTCAACTTGCGATGCTTTCGTCTGGTGCGGATAGCAAGGTGGAGGAAGCGAAAGCAGATCTTAAAAGCTAACAGAGACTGGTACTTTATTTTTTTTCTTGCGAAAGAGCTAGGCACGACGGTTGCTCAGCTCTCGCAGTCTCTTACGCATGAAGAGCTGGTTGGGTGGGCTGCTTTCTTTGAGTTAAAGGGAGAGCATGAGGAGCAGGCAAGAAACCAGGCTCAAATGGGTAAGGGCATGGGTAGGAGGTAGGCGTTAAAGTGGGCTAATAAGTCGTTGTTTCCAGCTTGTGGCTACTTACGGCGTTGATATTGAGATTGGCGTTAAGGGGCAGCAAAAGCTGCAAGACCTTAGTCGTCAAGTTACACAGCTAGGCAGGGCTACTGATTTAATTGCAGAGTCTCTAGGCAAAAAAGGAAAAGTTTCTCAAAGTGTAGAAAATTACAATAGAGTTCTTCAAAGAACAGAAAAAACTCTTAAAACCGTAATTGCTGGAACTAGGGCTGAAACAAAAGCTATTCGACAATATGCTCAAGCTTTAAGTGATGTTATTGCGATCGAGCAGCGTCAACAAAAATTAGTTGCCGCAGCATTTCGCAAGACAAGCGCAGGCCAGGCTGAATTAGAGCTAACAAAAGCGCGTAAAGCTCTGGAAACACAAAGAGCAGCTGCAAAATTTAGAGAAGAATCCGCAAAAAGCCAGGCTGCTTTCGAACAACAATTTCTTGAAAGCGCAAAAAGGTCAAATGAACGTGTAAATGAAAGAATAAAATTACAAGAAAGACTTAATTCTGGTTTACGCAAAGGCGCGTTTGAAGCGCGAATGCTGGCAGAAAATACAAGACTAGCCGCAGAAAGAAAGGTTTTTGGAACGCAATTTTTGGGGCCTGCAACTCCATTAAAAGCAGAGCAAGTTTCGGCAATAGCGGCTGCGCAATCAACGGAAAGGCTTGTTAGAGAGCGATCGGCTCAGGCTGCCGCAAAACTTGTATTTAACAAAAATCTTGAGCTTGCGCTTTTAACCAAGATTGTTGGCAAAACAGGTGAGCAAGGGTTACTGCAACAAGCAATCAATAATACGCAGCAAAGAATGATTAGAGATGGGCAGGCTTTAGCTGCTCAAAAAGAAAGAGCGCTTGCTGCTGACAAAAAAGCTGCAGATCTTGCCGCTGTGCAGCGAAAACGGGGCCTTGGCGGAGCAATCAGTAGTGGTCTTATTGGTGGCGGCTTTCCGCTTTTGTTTGGCCAGAGTGGCGCAGCAGCAGTTGGCGGTGCATTAGGAGGTTTTGCCGGTGGAGCACTTGGCGGCGGATTTGGATTTGCACTGTCAGTAATTGGCACTGCTGCTGGTCAAGCTGTTGAAGAAATTGAGGGTTTTGAAAGGCAGTTGGCGACTCTTAACGCCACTTTGACTATTAGTGGCGATACGTCTTTGACAACTGCTGCTGACGTAAGAGCTTTAGCGGCTGAATTAAACATTGCCAAGGAAGAAGCTGTTGAGCTAATTAACGAATTTAGCCAATTTAGAGACGCCGATTTACGGGAAGAGTTGGCACGAGTGTTTGGCCCCGTTGGTGGAGCGCAAACCTTCCAAGCGCTTGTAAACGCACGCCTTGGGGAGGAAGAAGCGCTTGAATCTATTGCATCGCTTGAAAAAATTATTGGGCTTGATGCTGCAAATCGACTTCGTAAAAATTTAGAATTAAATGGAGCTTTGTCTACTTCTGTTGCCTTGCAACAGGCTGTTTTAGAGTTAAGCGAAGAAACCACAAAAGAAACTGAAAAAACAGTTGGTTTTGGTGATCGCCTTCAGTCGCTTTTGGCAAACCTAGGCATGTTTGCAGCGATGCGTAGCGGCGTCGTTTTAGAGGGTCCGGTAACGCCTGAAGAGTTTGCTGAAGAAAGGGCTGAAGCGGTTCAAGCCCCTGAAGTTAATCTAATTGAAAGAGCGTTGCAGCTACAAGAGCAGTACTTGCGTGGAGTTGCTGAGCTGCGAGAAAAATACAAAGGAGGCACTAGCGAGTTAGAAAAACAAGAAAAAGCTATTGAACGAGCTATTGAGGCTATAGACCGTCAAGCCGAAAGAACAAAACGAGCACTTGAAACTACCGATCAACGCTTAAATGATGTTATTAACAAGAATCAAGACAAGATTGCATTTGAAAAAGAGTACGCTCGTCTAATTAGAGAAGGCAGCACGCCTGCTGCCGCTAGGCAAGCCGTTGAACTTCAAAAGCAATTAAAACAGCTTGATCGAACTTATGAAAAACAGCTTAAAAACGTAGATGCACAAATTCAAAGGCTTCAGCTTGCCATTGATACTGCAAGAACAGAAGGCGCTACTGAAGAGCAGTTAGCAAAACAGTTGCAAACCCTCAAGGAAATTAAAGAAGAAAAGGAAAAAATTGCAGGTAAAAAAGGAAGTGCCGCTGGAGCGATTGGTGAAGCGTTGGCTCCCAAGTCTGGCGCAGATAATATCCAAGCCGAGATAGACCGTGTACAGGGCGCTCTTAATGAGCTTATTGACCCTGCGAATCAGGTGATTCTTGCAGCGCAGGCAATCGGAGATGCGTTTAGCGAGTCGTTTAGAGGATTGATTAGAGGCAGCATGTCTGCTCAAGAAGCGTTGGCCAACTTGTTCCAGCGCACTGCAGATCACTTTGCGGACATGGCGGCAGAAATCATTGCCAAGCAAATCCAGATGAAGATTCTGGGCATTGCTTTGAATTTCTTTGGCGGAGCTGCTGGTGGTGGGGACAGCTTTGCAGGAGTGTCAAACTCCACGCTTGATTCTGTTTTGCCTAGCACTGCAAGCTTGGCTGACGCTGCATCTGCTGGAAGGTTTGCAGCTGGAGGTTATGTTTCCGGTCCAACAAACGCACTAATTGGCGAAGGTGGCCAGCCGGAGTACGTCATTCCAGCCAGCAAGATGACAGAAGCCATGGGTCGTTACGCCCGTGGTGTTCGTGGCGCTGCTGTTATCCCTGAGGGTGATGGAGCGTCAACTGAAGGCGGAATGGGTGGAGGCTCTGGTGTCGTTGATGTCCGCTACAGCGTGGAACGGATCAACAACGTTGATTACGTCACTGCTGCAGAGTTTGAGCGTGGATTAAATCAAGCTGCCAAACGCGGTGCAGAACTGGGACGCCAAGGTGTTTACAGTGACCTCGTGAACAAGCGCAGTGTTCGTAGCAGGGTTGGCGTATGACAGTCGAAGCGATCACCACGTTCATCAGAATTTTTGACGGCAACAACGACGAAATCCACCGGTTTCAAAACAGCAACACCTCTTCAGAAGTGACTTACGCTCCTGTTGAGGCAAGTTGTTTTGATGGGAGCACTGATTCGTTGTCGTACCCATATCTGCCGTTTATCTACAACGGAGCAACTAAGAGCATTGCAGGCGACAACATTGAAAGCACTCTGACATTTGAGGCTACGGCGCTAACGCTGGCTAATGCTTACGAAGCAGTTGAAGGGTTTTACGGCATTGAGGTTATGACTGTGCTGAT